CAACTATCCTGTCAGTAACTATCGAGACGAGTACGAGTTTAGCCACTGGTTATAATTATACAAACTTTTATAACCGTAGTGGTTCATACTCTAAGGTCATTCGGTCTAAATACCGTGTACCTAACCCCGATCGACCAGTTTTACCTAGTTTCAATCTAAAACTGAATAAACTGAAACTTTTAGACTTAGGAATAATCGCTACTGGGCTATACAATGCTTGGTTTAATAGGAAGGGTGTTAAAAGCCCTGCCAAAACCAATTATGGATATGCCTGGTTTGACGATTAATTTCTACTTAGTACAAGGAGGAGCAGACATGCTCGATCTTACTTTAACACTTAGCGTGGATAAGGCTAATGATAACAACGCCGCTAACGAGGTTTTTACTCGTGATGGTGGCGCTGTAGCCCCGAACAAGAGTTTATACTACGGTGATCTTCATACCGTAGATGCCAAAGAAACACTGGCATTTACTCGCGTTCCCGCAAAAGTCAATGGCAATTTTAAGGGTACACAAAGGTCCTCGCAGAAGTATGCGAGAACTTTTACTGTACTCGGAGTTGATGGTAACAATATTGATGTTGTTGCCACAACCGAATGCATTGATTCATTCCCTGTTGGAATGACTTCAGCTCAGAAAACTGAGATGAGGCAATACATGGTCGCTTTACGCGACAACGACACTATCATGGATAAGATCCACGACCAGGGTCAGGTTTAATTCACCTTTTACTCTGGTGTGGAATCATACCAGAAACTAAAATTGGAGGACACATAAATGTCGCACAAATATCTAGTTTCCCATAGAGAGGCATCATGTTCATTAAAAACACGATATTCTGGTTGTGGAGGCGCTTTAAACCTCCTTACCACCTCGGACGGGCGCTTCCAAGCGTTCGCATCAGAATGGTACGTCGGAGAAACTGTCTGGAAAGACAGTCTCGACGGACCTTCCCTGCGAACGGGGAAGAAAAAATCCATAGTGTATCTAGAACTAGGGACACATGTATTTCCTTTTGCATTGGAGCTCGAAAGGCTCCTCTTGCAAAACGGAGACAACATGGATACCATCGTTCGAAATGCACTGTGGAGATCCGAGTATGGAAATTTCGTCTGGGCTGTTCGTTCCTTTATTAAAAAGGAGCGGCATGCTTCAGCGTTTTTCTATAGTAGCATTGAACCCGCTATTATGGAATCATTCCTTACTCAGGTGCACGTCTATCATCTTCATCATAACGACCGACCACTCGGTATCAACTGGAGTGGTCTAAGTCGTACGTGTTTGAAGACGACTATGGAGAATTGGCGTCGTGGACAGGCGCAAGAGTACTGGTCGGGTAAGTAATATTCCCGGCCCAAGGCTTCCCAATGATTTTACATGGGAAGTTCTTAGTGCTCTATTGCAAGACCTACAAGGGTACCTACAGGGGAGAGATGTGCAGCTTGTTCGTGGAATCGTAAGAAACCGCGACGTAGTTGCATTAATTAATCTCTCGCAGGAGTGGGGTTTACAGAGTATTAACCTTAGCTCTGGTAACTTGGCCGAAATTCGAGCCAAGTATCAGATATCCGCTTTGTTAAAAAAGTTCCCCTTCGACGACGATTGTTTCGATCGCCGGAGGACTGCCATTGAAAAGTTTTTGGCAGCAGAAGAGCAATGCAGAAAGTGTAATGAGATTCTCATTCCGCAATTACGCAGAGCTTCGGAACCTGACACCCTAGCGGTTATGACCTATGCACGAGGATTTATTTCTCGTGTACTGGGCCAAATACCGAACTGGGATATCGTTAGTAAAGATTGTAGGCATGGTCCGGGTGCAACCCTGAGTACCTCAAATGGTTTTGTTGGGACTTATCATAAGTTTTCCAACTGGCCGTATGACGTATCTAAAGCTGCACTCCCCTATGCAATTAAGTTTATTCAACAAGACGAGCGCTGGCTCGGAGCCCTAGAAGACGACTATAGAAAGGTTATGGAAATTCCATACCACTATATACTCGACTGGGATACGTTTTGGGTTAACGTCTTTAATGTTGAAAACACTAATTCCGTAACTTTCGTACCTAAGGACGTTCGTACTGAACGTACTATCGCGATCGAACCAACAATGAACCTGCTCCTTCAACTCGGGGTCGATGGCCTTATCCGAAGAAATTTAAAACTCTTCGGTGTGGACCTAGACTACGGGCAGGAGAAAAACCAGGAGTTGGCTAGAATAGGCTCGATTGATGATAGCTTTGCTACCATCGATCTTGCGTCGGCAAGCGACACAGTCTCAATTGAGTTGTGTCATTATCTCTTGCCGCCCTATTGGTATTCCTACCTCATGGCCCTTAGGTCTCCGTTCGGGGACTTTGAGGACAAAATTCTTACGTATAGTAAGATATCTTCCATGGGGAATGGGTTTACCTTCGCTCTCGAGTCGCTTATCTTCACATCTGTTATATACGGTGTGAGTAAGCATTTCCTAGGGGAGTCTCGATACCAGCATTTCGCAGTGTACGGTGATGACTTGATTGTCAGAACCGAGATTGCGAGTGCGGTTGTCTTGTTCCTAAGGAAGGTTGGCTTCGAAGTCAATCTCACAAAATCCTTCTTTAAAGGACCGGTGAGAGAGTCATGCGGAGCCGACTGGCTCGATGGACATCCCATCAGACCGGTGATCCTGGATAAGCCTGTAACGAACTGCGCGGAACTTTGGGCATTGAGAAATCGCCTAAAGTATACGCTGGAACGTTATTGGTACATTCAGGACGCACAAGTAGTTTCCTTGATGGACAAGTGGACCCCAGATGCCCTTTTGGGTATCGTTGGCCCGCCTAGCCTTGAGGAATTTTCCAGTTATAGGCATATATCTCATCCCTTTGGGAGGAGACGTAAGCCAAATTCTTTTAGCTGGGAAATTAAGTATCTACAGTGTCTTCCGGTCCCTCAGCGGGGAAATAAGCTTTTCTTTCGAAGGCTTATGAATCCGTTGAGGGAAAATGATGAGACCCCTTGGTTGAAGAAAATCCAGGGGGGGCTTAAGGATGTAGGAGGTTACTACCGTGTGCATTCTCGAAAGAGGATGGCATGGTGCATAGCAACCAGGACGGTATGTGAATGGCCGTCCGAGTACCCGGCTGGCGTGGTTTAACACACCCCGACAC